CAAGGATCTTTCTGTAGTACTCGTTAGCGTCAGCACCCAAAGCGCCAGTGGCCGCAAGAGCGGTAGTACCTCTAGCAAACGGATTCTCGACAACGCCGTAACGAGTCTTGAAGCCGATTTTGGGCTGGAAGGTGTCTTCGCCAACCGCACGGACCATCTGTAGAGGAACGTATGGGCAGTAGAACACACCAGCATCAAAGGCGCTCGAGCCTTTGTAGCCAACAGTCATGTAGTTACCTGTCGTATACGGATCAATATAGACCCGGATGCGGCCGTTAAGAACACCAGCAAAAGTATTGCCCGTGTCATCAACTTGCAGGTTGTTAGAGTTAAGAGCAGGTGTATAATCCAACACGCCAGCCATCTGAAGAGCCGAAGCAACATCAGAAGAGCAAATCAGCATGTTGCCTTTACCCCTACGAGTGCCCTTGGCAATACTATTGGCTTCACGTTCGATCTGGAACATCAGACCCTTGAATTTCTCAACCATCCAACGACCATTAGAGTCGGTGTCAAGGTCAAATTTACCAGCTGTAGTTGTATCGCTCTGCGCACCAACCTTGGCAACAACATTAACTGTACGAATCATCTCACGGTTAATTTCAGCGAGAATTTCTGTCGACAGGATGTTAGCAAGTTCAGACTCAGCATCCAAGCCATGAATGGCTTTAAGATCCTGCGCCAATTCCATGGTGTATTCAGCTTTCAAAGCTCTGGACTTTGCAGTCACAGCAATCTTCTCAATGCTGAAGGCCATTTCTGGGAACGCATTACCGGCACCGTCACCCAAGCGCTCAGCCTGAGCTGTGGTCATACCAGCAGCATAGTTGTACAGTTCGACGTTCGAAGCAGAACTGTTTAAGTAACCGTTACCAACGAAAGTACCGAGATTCTGATCGGCTCCACCAACAGCAGTGTTGGTCGAGGAATCTTTATCCATCGCGAAGCCAGTGTTGACCTCGTTATAGAATGTCTCAGTACCAGTCTGACTCGTGTAGCGCGATCGCATCGCGAAGATCAAACCAGTCGGACCTGTCATAGGCTGAACGCCCATAACATCATAGGCCACCAAGTTTGGCATCGCACGACGAACCAAGCTAATCAGTACCGGGTCGTAGATGTCAATGTTGCCATCACCAGCAGTGGACGAAGAAGCGCCCATCGCATTAGTTGGTGCGGCTTCAAGCAAGCTCTGAGGGGCCCAACCGGCCGACTCGCGGAGTGCAGTTTCTGTATTTTCGAGCATGACGGCAGTGACGTTCCGCTTATGGACATCCCCGATCTTTGTCAGATCTGGGTGCTCAATGATCGGTTGCCACTTCCGCAATAGATCTTCATTTAGCATGAGTTTCCTCCTTTAGGAACTATATTTTCAACTATTATTTATGATCTAAGGGTTCTTGAAATAGCCTGAGCATAAGCATCCATTGGTCCTGAACGTGGCGCAGCGCCCGACTCAGAATCAACGTCAACTGGGTCACTCTCATTCAAAAGCGTGTCTTCAGTTAAGGCTGGTTTTTTATTAAAGTAAGTTTCAAGGATGACGTCCAACTTCTGGTCATAATCCTCCAGATTGTCATAATCTAGCCCCTCAACCAGATCCTTAAACTCATCTTGCTGTTTAAGGGTCAGTCCACGCTGGCGATCCGAGAATCTAAGTGCAGCGTTTTGCTCTTTGATAACTTGAGTCAAAGAGATCGTCTCGTTGATCGACTCGTCAAGTTTGCCCTTGGACTCTTCCAAAGAACTCTCTAACTCAGCTACGTGATCAACTTTGTCCTCGGGGACATAAATTAGATTCTCCGAGAAAAGCTTCTTGACGCCATCCATGAAGGTCTCAGCCATCTCAACTTTAAGTGCGGCTTCGATAGCAATTTCGTTTTGCTCCATCCATGTGTCGGCGACGTATTCCAGATACTCATCAACCTTAGTCTCGAGCTCTTCGTTAAATTGAGTTTTATGTGTCTCAAACTCTGTTTCGTATTGCTCTTTAAGAGCGACCTCAATCAAAGTTGCCTTTGCATTAAGTGCAGCCTCAAAGATTGTTGTTGCCTGGTCAAAGAAATCCTCATTGAGTTGATCTTTGTCCGCGAACAATGCTTCCAAGTCTTCCTTCACCTTGATGTTAGCCATCATGTGAAGTTTAACAGGGGCTTTAGCATCACCCTTAGCAGCGATTGAACCTTTATTACCTGTGCTGTCCATGAGACCCTTATAAGCCTTAGAGGCTTGTCCAGGCGTCATTTTCGCAAAAGCATTGACAACATTGGCAATCACGCCAGTCTTGCCAAGTTTCTGCATAGGCATTGCATTACTCTTATCAGCCTTACGGCGCGAAGATCCAGTAGAAATTGGGTCGGGCACACTAGAGTCCTCGCCGTCAGCTTGAAACTCAACAAGCTCCTCTGCATCTTCGTCATTCGTGGCCTCAAGAATATCGTCATCGGCAGGAAGAAGCTCCTCAACTTCGTCTTGCTCTAGCTCTACTCTTGCCATCGTTGACTCCTTTTGTTTTGTCAATATAACTTATTTATAATTAACTAATACTTTACAGTGATCTCAGGTATTTATCGAACATACTTAGCGCCGATTCCTGGAGTTCTCTGGTCGACTTGTCGCCTAATCTTTTAACATTTTCCACAACTTGTGTTGCTTTATAGTTGCCAGACGCAGCGTCATATACCCAGTCAACACCCTCCATCACTCCATTTACGAACGCTTGAGGTGCACTTGGATCCGCTACAATATCTGCAGCGGTTGCGAGCATGAAGTCATCTTGTACTACTTGACATCCTGCTCGTTCTCTTAGAGTCCCCATTCCACGACTCGAAACACCTAGTTGTGCACCTTCGTCTATTAGATTTTTTACAATCTGACCGTATGGGGTATCTAAAACTTTTGCTTTGCCAATGAAGTTATGTCCTTCTTGACGTAGATCCTTAATCATATGGGACACTCTTTCGAGGTTGATAGAGGGACCATTAGGGTGGCCCAGCTCTCCATATGCTCTATTCTTTTGAATGTACTCTTCGTTATATCGGCCAACTTCTTTTTCCATAACAGCCATTGGATACATACGACCGTTGCGGTTCTTCATCTCAGCTTGGAGAAAGACACCTTCAATGAAGTGACTCTTCTTACCGGTTGCTTAGTCCATCTCTGTTAACAGAGCGACTGTCTCAACTAGTTCGGTTACAAGTTTCATTAACTGCTTCCTCAAGCAACTGCTGTGACATAGCAGGTCGCAACATCAGTATTTAAGGAAAGCCACACTCCTCCAG